ACTACATCGCCAGTGTGATAGTGGTTTTTACCGTCATAATATACCGTTTTAAGTATTCTAATTCTCATTTTATCTCTCCTTATATCGGGCAGCAAGGGTGGGGAAAGGAGATAACCCTGCCCTAAACTGCCCGTACACTGCCCAATTAAGGGCATTTATTACGCTGTATAAGTCATAATAGAACTGATTACCAGCCTGCCATTAGGCAATACAACTACTAAATACGCTGTCTTAGTGGTCAGCACTATTGCAGTTATATCAATATCTCCATCTGTTTCACTGACAAAGTTACCTGATACTGCCGTTGCAAAGCCTGCGGCCTCAACCATCAGCCCATCAGTTCCGCCAGCCATAGATGTAGTATCCGTTGCATCTACGCAGATTGTTGCACCGGCTGAATCCTTAGCCAGATAGCAGAATACCTTCCCGGATACTTGCATATCGTTTCCACCACCATCTACAAGTTGTATTGCTACAGGGAAAGAGCCTGCTGTGTTAGTTCCTACCGTTATTACAGCATCCATTGGTTGGAATGCTAATTTATTACCCATATTTACCTCCTATTAACCTGAAGTATAACCAGTCATTGCATCGCTAATAACCAGCCTTCCGTTTGGCATTACTAAAACAAGATATGCCGTCTTGGTAGAAGCCACCGTTACCGTTACTCCTATATCTCCATCTGCCTCACTGACAAGCCAACCTGCTATATCTGCCGCAGTCTCTACCAAAAGTCCATCCGTTAAGATGGCAATTTCAGTTGTATCCGTTCCATCAACACATATAGTTGCTCCATCAGCATCTTTTGATAGATAAGCGAACACTGCTCTGCTTTCCGTCATGTCATTACCAGCACCATCGACAAGCTGAATTGTTATATCAGGCGTTGCCGTTGCCGCATCTGCAACAGACATTGTTGCATCTACTGGGTCAAAAGCTAATTTTGCCATAATTTACCTCCGTTTAATATATGGGGCGGACTTCCACCGCCCCTAGTTTATTTCTAGGTCGCTGAGTTTCCAATACCGTAGAAAGCAGCAGTACGATAAGCACCACCACCGACACGTTTCTTTGCACGGAATCCGACTAAGCCAGCCTCCGAATAAATTTCGTCAAGTCTCTTGATAGCCATACCAGCACGGTCAACTATCATATAGCCCTGTTTGAAGTTACCAAACACGACAGAGATTAAGTCAGTCGTTCCGGCTGAATTAGCCATATCATTCTGGTTTATAATTCCGAAGCCATCTATATTGTTAGGCTGTCCAACCTGTAACGACGGCTGCCAGAAATACTGTCCATAATAACCGCTAGAGGTTTCAGGGCGAAGCACCCTTATAGCCAGTTCCGTAGTCCTGCTCATTAACCAAACAGCCCCATTCAAATACTGGGCACCGAGACCATATTCACAATCTAACAGGTCATCAATGCTCGCTGTATTGGCTGCAGTCCAGTTGGTATGTGAGATTGATTCCAGAGTAATACCGTCTGGCTGTTGATAGGTCGCATGTCCTGTACCGACTGCGAACGCCTTAGCTTCTGCATTGGCAAAAGCCGTAGCAAACGAATTAGCTATTACTGACTGAAGATTAGCATCACTATCTTCCAATTCATCTTCGCCAACTTTAGTAAGACCGTACATATCTTCCACGTAAATGGTGTCTCTTGACGGAGTGATAGTTGACTCATCTATATCAGAGCCAGTCTCTAATTTGCCCCAGCTTACCGATACTTCAGTAGCGGAGTTTATACCGACCTTATCACGTGATGTAGTACGTACACGGCAATAATTACGCAGAGTATTAATCTGCGGAATCGCCATCATTATTTCTTTTTCAAGGTCTTGCGGGACCAAGTACAAACCCGCTGTATTCTCTACCAACGCTTTGCTCTCTGGAGTCATTGCGTGTCGAAGAATCTTCCTGTCATCAGGGTCAAGGTTTTTGTCTCCAACCCTCATAGCCTTGTAGAATGTTGACTCGTAGAGTTTGGCATCCTCATCTTCTTTTTCATTTTCGCCTGCCGGTATGAGTTTCTGTCTCTCAATGTTCAGCCCAATTTCGTCAAGCTGTGCCTTCTGAGCATCCATAGCAGCGTTTATTTTAGTAATTTCTGCTATATCTTCAGCCTTATAATCGTTAAGGCTTTTTATAGCCCCTTTTGCTTCATCAAGAACTTCGTTATTCTTGGTCTGCATCTGAGCCCAAGTGTCTTGGATTTTGTCAGTTAATTCTTTTAATTCCATTAGTTTACCTCCGTTAATTTGTTTATTGCGGCATCAATACGGTCATTAGCTTGTTTCGTATCAAAGCCATCTATATCAGAACGGATGCTATTTAAAACACCGTCTGCGGCTTCTAGGTCTGTATTAACAACAGGAGTGTCAGTTGACGGCTCCGTATTATCAAACTTTGCTAGAAGTGCTTGGAGTTCTTTGACTGCATCCTGTACTGGCTCTAATTGGTTATTGTTTATTGCGTTCTCTATAGCCTTAACATCAAATATCATAGCAGACGGATTTGCTGCAAAGGTTACAGGTGATACATCCCATAATTTAGTTTCCGTTAAATGCCTAACACCTTTAATCATTTTGGATTGGACAGCGTCATAACCGATTGACATTTCATTGATAACCCCGTCTTTCATTAAGGCGAGTGTTTCCCTTGCCCTTTGAACACCCAATGTCAACTTACCTTTGACCAATAAACCTATGCTATCCTCAGATAATTCCGTTGGCTTGCCGATAGGTTCCATAACACTATGATTCCATAATATCTTAACCCTGCCACCTGAATCCTTAATTGTCTTTTTAAACGCCCCTGCATCCACTACATCACCGTATGAATCAGGTACATTTGTAAAGGTAGAGGCATAGCCTGAGAACGTGCCCTCTTCTTCATCTATTTCTTTAACTTCAAATTTTACTGTTTTTCTTTCCACTGAATAACCTCCTAAGTCAAATATCCTTCAACACATCGGCAATTGATAGAATGTTCCCCTACATACATTTCACCGTTAGAATACGGCTCATTAAAAGGAACGCCCTTGCCTGTGTCTAATGCTGCGTGTTCGTCTCTTACCCGTTCATCTCTTGAACTAATCCATAATTTCTTTCTAACTACACCCGATTGTCTGGCACTTTCACGTTGCCCATATCCTGCGGCTTGTGATGTCTCCGTTCGAGCTGTTCTCATAGCCTTCCAAGCAGACTGGTCATCATAAAACTGTCTCAACTCTTTAGCTATCTGGACGTTAGAAAGATTGTTATCTGTCCCATTCTTTATAATACGTTTAACATCCTCTAGGTTAGTCCCTAGTATCGATGTTACGCTCTCTGTTGCGTGATTGGTAACCCATAACTGAACGGCAGCACTAAACGGGTCAAATGTCCACTTCTTTTCAGTAGGACTAAATCCCTTACCACCGAGGTCATCTTCTATCTCTTTTCCAAAGTCCTCTACAATGACAGTGGAGACGGCTTTTATTGTTTTCAACCATTCCTTCGACTGCCCATTAATAGCTGCCTTAATAGCCGCCTCAGAGCCTCCCACAGCCTTTATAACTGCTTTGCCCTCAGCCTCATAAAGTGGAAGCGTTCTCTTTTGTACTACATTCCACCACGCTACCCTGCGATTGTCTATCCTTTTCCAGTGCATTGATTTCTTTTCTTCAGTGTTAAGATTAACCGCCTTAGTCTTAACGATTTCGGTCTCCCCGGATAAAGCAGAAGAACCAGACGGTGCGAGATTGAAAGGTAGATATGAATTGTCCCATCCCTCAAACTCTTCTAAACCTAATTCCAGTTTATCGTTTATCTGTACAAACGGAACACCCATAGTCCATAACGTCTTAGCCTGTTCTGTTTTCTTTCCGAAGTCATCTCTCAATGCGGACACGTTAGAAGTGTCATAAGTGATATAAATATCATCACCGTACATCGGTGCTATTTTCAAATTAAGTGTTGACCTTACATCATCCAAAAGGGGAATAGCTGTATCCTCGTATAATGATTTCTTAGCCTGCTCAACATTATTAAAGGACGAATGTTCTCTGTCTCCTAACCACCACGGGTCGAGTCCAAACGCTGCTGCTATATCTCTTTTATTGCTTAGGCGTGAATTGATATAATCCATCTCTTGAGGTGTAAGTGACATCTGTTGCCACTTATAACCACCACCGAGTACCCACGGCTCACCACGTTTAGACTTCTGTAAGAATTTCTCTTTAACTTGCCTTTGAGCTTCTTTACCTTGTGCCTCGTCTAATGTTTGGTCGAATTGAA